TATCTCGCCATATATGCGCCACTTCTATCGACTTTAGTACAGTCTTTACCGCTAAACGCTCCACCTCCGTGCGGTGCGTACCCTCCGTAGGTGTCTACAATGATCTTTCGACCAGTTACGCCTGTATCACCATCTGGACCACCAATAACGAATCTACCCGTTGGATTGATTAAGAATTCTGTATCTTCATCGAAGTAACCAGTAATTGCCCGCTTGACAATCTGAGTGATGAACGTCCGAATAATATCGAATGGAAAATCTTCTGAATGTTGACTGCTACAAACAACTTTACTAATACGTAGAGGAGTGCCATCATCGTTGTATTCCATAGTCACCTGCGCCTTTGCGTCCGGACCTAGATATGGAGCATGACCATTCTTACGCTCTTCAGTCAATAGTTGAAGTATCTTATGACTGTGATATATTGCACTTGGCATATAGTCTTCTGTCTCGGTACAAGCATAACCAAACATCAGACCCTGATCACCAGCACCAAAGTCATCAGTGCCTAAAGCAATATCAGGACTCTGCTGGTGGATAAGATTGACAACATTTAGCGTATCCCAATGAAAATTCTTTTGCTCGTACCCAATCTCTGCCACAACACGACGAATAATACCCTCAATTGTATGCCGAGTTTTCATCGACATAGGAGTATCGCTTTTATATTCGCCCGCAACAATTACAGTATTACTAGTCACTAGAGTTTCGATTGCCGCACGATTTCTCGGGTTCTTATCGATAAGAAAATACGCGATACTATCAGATATAAGATCCGCTATTTTATCTGGATGTCCTTCGCTAACACTCTCACTGGTAAACTCATAACTCATATTCTTCATCCTTACTTTTTATTTTATCTATTAGATACAACAATTCCTCTATTGATTGTTGATCTCCTTCGTCATTAGTGTCTATCTCGATTTCCATTTTGATGATCATACAGTGTACCAAGACCTTACTAAAGTCAGTGCAGAGATATACTCTTGCATGTGTACAGCATCTTTTGCTTGATCGTCATCGAATATCGCTAGACCACCATTAGTAATATTTTCTTCGAAGTCTTCAATCTGGCGCGTCAACTCTTGGACCATGATAACATCGATCTGTTCTGGTTCTAACTCAATATTAATCGACATCGAGAATCACCTTAACATGTTCGTAATGAACAACCGCTAACTTTACACCATCACTTTCAAATGGCATTGCTTTAGTCCAATCAAGAATCACTTTGATTCCCGGAACAATAAAATCACAACCACCGCCTACAGACACAACTTCACCAGGTTTATTACCCGTTGTAATATCACCTGTGAGAATAATACCACTCGCCAATTCAGTATCTGGCGCTGCCACTTCCTTTACTACTACAAAATTATTTAACGCTAAAATTTTACTCATCATCATCTTCTCTTAAATCAAATGCTAACCATGCGAACAACAGAACAGTAAAAAATACGATTCCTATATTATGTCCACTACCTAAATCACCCAGTTCCATCACTCTCGTCCTTCTCATCTTCAACTGATTTTCTCATGTACGCTACAGGATCACGGAAGAACGACCTTTCGTCTTCATCTAAAATTTCTTCCCAGTATGCTCTACAAAACCATTTCATGAAAAGTACAAACTTATACGAGCAATAGATTACGATGGGCACCATAACCCAATCCATAACACTCATTATTATACCCTCCTATTTCTACTATTTGCTTCAATTACATTTTCTAGGAACGTCATATCAGTTCCCAAATCATTTCCCACTTCTAACATCGCGCTCATGTCTTTGGGGAAACAATGTCCACCGTAACCGAACTCGCCATCAGGACCAGGCACTTGTGTGTGAGAGTCAGATACTCTCGGATCTAAACATAACGCATCAATAATACAATCATAGTCTGCGCCACCATCGCCATGACTGCCACCTCTATAATCATCGAGTACTTGCCACATCTGATTAAAGAATGATACTTTGGTTGCCAGATAACAGTTGAGGAAGTATTTAGTGAATGCTGCCTGAGATGCTGTACTCAAGAATCGAACATCTTTCAGATTAGGCATAACTGGTTTAAGCAGTTCGTGCCAATACCTCATCTCACCGCCACCGTAGACCGCAAACTCTGAATCAGTGAAGTCTTTGAGATAGTTGAAACTAGTCGTACCACGAATGTACTCAGGACTAAATGTGATGGTTTCGGCACGGCCGTCAAAGAAGACTGGATCAGTTGTTGACTTCACCAAATACTTTGTACCGCCATACTTAGCAAACACCTCTTCTAATGCAGTCGTATCACACTTGCCGTCATCGCCTTGAGGAGTAGCAACACACACGATTACGCCTTCGACGATTAATTCATCATCAACATAGAAACCCTTGTAAGGATCATCAATGAGAAGATCAATCTTAGGATGGTCTTTTAGTGCCGCGTATATCGCTTGCCCGACTGGACCATAACCCGCAATTACAATTTTCTTTCTCATCTATTCCTCACCCATAAATTCATCTATTTTCTCACCGCCTACTCTATCTATAGTAGTGCTTATATTGTACAGTTTAGTGAGTAAGAAGTAGAATGCGTCCCAGAATAAGATTGGAACAAATAGTAAAATATATTTATGTTGCCGTTTCATAATAAACCACCCGCCTTAAGAACCCACATTGCACCATAACCAATCATAAAACCAACACTAAATCTAATTACCGTACTAATCATGATACATCCTTTTCATAGATTTCAATATTCTCAGCAGGAACATTCAGCGCAATCAAGTTGCGCTTCATCTGCTCGGGATCTGCTACGTTCCACACAATGTGTCTCTCACCTAAACTATCAGTCCATTCGAGATTCATCACGTACATTTTATGCTGCCTTCTTGTTTTCAGCAGGAGTATAGACATAAGGTTTGCTGAACGTTCCGACGTTCATATCTACGTAGTGACTGCGATCAAAGTAATCGGTCATCGTGTCGTCGTTGTTATAGAAGTTAGGTCCTTCCATCGCTGCCTTTAGTTCAGTAAGAAAAGCGGCAGCAGTAGGATCTTCCCAGTTTTCTGTGATCCAGTATGGGTTAACTTGAATGTAATCACGTGGATATTCAGACTCTGCAAACTTACGCATCATGTCTATCTCACCGCTCTTAATGTTAACGACAAGAGAACTGTAATGTCTAACAGCAATACTACCTTTCATTTTGTACTTTTTGAGGACTGCTTTGATGGCAGGAGCAAGTTCTTTTTTAATGCTTTGATTCATATAACTCATAATATATCTCTCTCAGTAATCGTTCAAATCAGGTGTTATTATATCAATATTAGTACTGGTTGTCAACACTATCCACATTTATTTAATGAATAGTCATCATTCATAGGATTTATATGTCGATCAAGAATAATCGCGGTCTCCAGTGCATTGGTGATGCGCGTGTACTCACTGTTGTAGTACGTTTCGTTGTATGCAGGAATACCTTCCATACCTTCGATAAGCATCATTAAGTCATTACATAAGTTACTGATTTCACTATTAAACATAATCACATCTCTCAATCAATCGAATCAGGTGCTATTATATCAAAAAAGGGAACCGCTGTCAACAGTTCCCTTAGATTGTTTTATTATAACAACATAACTTCTTATTCTTCGGGCGGATAACCCTTGTACCAGTCAGTCACAGTATCAACTCTGAAAGAACGCCACGCTTCTTTGTCTAATGACCAGACTGCGTAGTGATCACTCTCGGACTTCTGCTCTAGTATCTCAGGTACATTATCTTGAGACAATGCTCGATTAAGGGTGCATGGCATGATTCTTGTGCCGCCATCATTAATCTTCTCGAACTGAACTGTAACTACACCTTCTTGTGCCGCTTTCAAAAAATCATCTTTATTCATAAATCACCTTCCTTAACAAAAATACCATCAACCATTCGACCCTTGCGGTCCTTAATATCATCGTATGCAACATCTAAACAATGTTCTAATGATAAACCATTACGCTCTGCAATGTTAATCAATACTACCATGATGTCTCCAATGTCATCTGCTACGTCTTTATTCTTACACACGTTGTCAGACAATTCACCCACTTCTTGGATCAACTTACATACTTGATCCTTGTCACTAGCACCATCAATCAGATTTCGATCTATGTGCCACTGTTTCACTTGCTGTATTCTTTTCTCTATCATTTACTGCCTCATCATATATTTTAGATTGGTTTTCTTTTCTTTCCATTAAATCCCATACCGATCGCTGTTTTCTCTGTAGTGTCCTTACTTGAGCGGTCTTTAAACGCAATGTACTAATCTCCTTGGTAGATTTTCTTTAAGTGTTTTTCGAACTCTTCTACTTTGTCCGTTCTGTTTGGCCAGTAGATGTAATCCTTTTCTGGGTTTTTCTTCAAATTCTCTAACAATGGTAGAATGCCATTATACAACATATCTAACCTATTTGCAACCAAAATCTCACTTTCTTTTGCAACAGTTACAGTTTCAAGTTCGTCCTCTGTAACTGCTGTGAATCCAAAATCGAAGATGTCACTCACTTCGCTAATTCCCTTTCAAGAAATGCTTTGCCTACTCTATCCCACTCTTGAGGCGAAACATCATTCAATGATCTAGCATCAGTTGAGTTTACTTTCGACCAATCATTGGGTGGCGACCAATGTATATCTCCGAATGATAAAGTGTACTCATCGAGATTTGTAGGACCAGGTACAGCATAATCATAGTCATCTTCAACCATAGTTTCTTCTGAGTGTATGCGATCATGCTCATACAGTGCTAGAAATCCATAATGAATAATCTTTACAATATCTTTGCGGTGATCTGCGGGTTCACCCTTCTTACCATATCGACCATTGTACTTGTCAACATTACCAAGAAAGAATCCAATACCATGACCACGATCAACGATTACTTCGCTCGACTGTAATCCGCCCTGTCCATAATGACCACCATAAGTCTGGTCAATATACTTCATGAACTCAGCAATCAGTTCGTCTTCTCTAAATTTATAGTTCGGCATTTTTGCTCACCTCTATTAACATTGTCTGAGCATCTGATACTTCAAATGGGTCAGTTGGACACAGGTCACCGAATCCTTTCTCTTCAAACATTTTAGAGATTCTCATATCTTGAACTAGCATAGAGTATCTCCAAGAACGTTTGCCGAATCCAAGATTAGATTTGTCAACTAACACTCCTAGACTCTCTGCGAAGTCACCATTACCATCAGGCAACATCTTAACATTCTTGATATCAAGATTCTTTGCCCACTGGAACATACTGAAAGCATCGTTCACCGAGGTGCACCACACTTCATCAATACCCGCTTCCATGAACTCATTATAAAGTCCCTCATAACCCGGTAGTTGCTCATTAGAACAGGTTGGCGTAAATGCACCTGGTAGACCAAAGACTATTACATTCTTACCTGCAAATAAATCTTTGCTGGTTTTGTAAGACCACTCGAATGGATTACCATTACCGTTGTCTACTCTTTCTCTCATATAAAACATTGTATCTGGGACTAACATAATATAATTCCTATTAATTAATTTTTCTATCGTTTCCATCGTAATCAGTAATGAACATGTTCAGGTCATCATCGACTTCGATACTCTTTGCTTTAAATAATGTAAGCAGGGACTGCCATACGTCTGACATCCCCTCCCTTACTCCTACTGCTTTACCAATATAAAATGATACTGCCATGCTGCCGATTGCTAATAATGTATGTAATACTGGATCCATTTTCATTCTCCTAGAACATTTTGATTCCGGATAAGTTCTTACCGCCCGGTGTACTCGTCTGAGGAACATCATCAGTTAGATTCTGCTCTGACGGATCAATATCATATAGACGCATCTTAGAGCGATCAACACCAATCACGAAACGCTTTTCGACGTTAGGATCATTGTACCGATTCTTCAATTGCTTTACCATGATTTGGTTAAGACTAGACAATTCTTCGTTGCTAATCAATGCGAACATTAGATCAGCGGTTGCAGGTAGTCCGAATGATTCACTTGTATCTTCAAGACCAGGGTCAGAGTTACCGAATCCTGATCGTGTAGTCTGAGTAGCAGACATGATAGGAACGTTAAACTCTACAGCAAGACCGCGTAACTCTTCTGCGATTGCTTTAATATATGTATAAGAGTTGATTGCTCCACCCATGCTCTTCATTCTCGCACTCGCGCATATGTTCAAGTAGTCAATGAATATTATATCAGGAACGAACTTCTTTTTCAACTTTAATTCATTCAGCAGTGCTCGGAAGTGACCACTGTGTGCCGCACCAGTCGGATACTCTTTAATGATCAACTTACCATTAGTACCTGATGCAACTTTATTGACCCTATCACTGAACATCTTCTGTGACATATTTTCTAACTGGTCAATAGGAACGTTCAGTAAGTTGGCATCGATACGCTCTGCGATACGCTCTTCTGCCATCTCCATAGTGATGTATAAAGCATTGCGTCCTTGTGCTAGTGCATTAGCGGCAACATGACACATGAACAGAGACTTACCAACACCAGTACCAGCAAGACAGATATTCAGCGTCTTATTAGGTAAACCACCCTTCGTGATAGTATTGAACTGTGACAAGTCGAAAGGTAGACGCTCTTCTTGCTCGTGGTAAAAGTTATAACGACCATCAACATCTTCGAGATAATCATGACCCACATTGTTATCAAAACATACTGATAGTGCTTCAGTGAGAATATCAGGAAGTGCATCTTTAGTAAACGTCTGGTGTTTACCATCAATGACCGCAATCGATTCCATGATAGCAAGATATACAGCACGATCTTGACACCATTTCTCGGTAGACTCTAGCAACCAATCTTCATTCTCAGGTGAGTAAGTGAAGATGGTTGGAAGAATGTCCATCGCATGAGTGTAAGTTTGTTCGGTGAATAAATCACATTGATCAATTTCAATCTTGAATGATTCGATAGTAGGTAACGCATTGAATCTACTAACGAACTTAGTGACTTCTGTGAACAATAAGGAGTAAACGCCTTCGAAATACTCTTTCTTCAGATGAGGAATAACTTTACGCAAGTAAGGTTCATTCGTCAACAAGTTTCTTAATATAGTTTGTTCTAAGTCAATCTTCAATTTTATTCCTCAGAGTCAGGGTCACCTAACTGTAGTTGTCCTTCTTTTGCTGCCTGTTCTAAGATACTCTCTAGTACAGCACCAGCGTTTTCTTGCATGTCAACATCAGTCTCATCAATGTTGCTAGGAGTTGATTGTATCACAAAACTGAAGTTTAAGCAACCATCTTCTGCATTAAATTTGATATTTCCATATCTTATTACAGTTTCGACGAATTGACCAGACGTGAGACGTACATCCCACGCTTGATCATTCATTGCTTCAGTACCATCAGCAGGGACCAACTCGTAGTCAGTCCCTTCTACCATAACATTCATTACCCCTCCTCGATCAATGCGTCAAGGTCAATCTCCGATCGCTTACCGATACAGTA